CACTTTTTCTAAAGTTGAAAGAGCACAATTTGAAAAAGAAATGAGTGAGGTATTTATTAAAGCTGAAGCTGAAATACAAGAAAATATTACTGAAAGATGGAAAGTAGATTTACAACATGGTAATTGGCTAACTCGCTCAGTAAGACCTTTAGTATTAATATTTTTAATTGTTAGTACTATATTAATGGTGTTTATAGATTCTGGATCAATACAATTTAACGTTGAAGAAAAATGGACAGACTTACTTCAATTAACACTACTTACTGTTATCGGAGCTTATTTTGGCGGACGAAGCATTGAAAAAATAAAAAAAACAAATAAATAATTAGATATGGGAAATTTTCCAACAAATGATGGGTACATAGGTAGAGCACAAGCATACGCACCAACAGATACAATTAGTGCGCCTTCAGCTTGGCTGTTTGAAAATCAAACTGGAACTTTAGGTACCAACCTAACTAGTTCTGTTGTTTACGTAGGTACAACAGGAAATGTTAGAGCTATACTACCCGGTGTAATGGGTCCAGAAGGAGTTGTAGCAGCTTTAAGTTTAATAGGTGGTGGAAGTGGTTATATTGAAGGAGCAGCAACTACAACAGTAGTTAGCACAGTGCCTGCATCAAATGGTTCAGGTTTAACATTAACTTTAACTGTTCCAGTACCAACAACAAATGCATTAGTTCCTGGAACTGGATATAGCGTAGCCGCTTTTACAGTTTTAGAAGGCGGAGGATTGTCTGGAACTATTGATAGTGTAGGTGGGGCTGGCGAAATACAAACGTTTACCATAACAGACGGTGGGGTTGGTTATTCAGCTACGGACGTATTGACAATAGTACAAGGTGGTGGTGCAAACGGATCTATAACACTAGTAACAGCACCAAATGGAGCAGTAACTGCAGCAGTTATTAACGCTGGAGGAACTGGTTATGCAGTTGGTGATATTATTACAGCTGTTCAAGCCGGTAGCTCAACATCAGCTACTTTTTCAGTAACTAGAGTATCAGATGCTTTACCAGGCGTAGCAGAAGCAATAGATTTTAAAAATGTTCCACAAGGATCAATACTACCTGTTGTTGTTGATTATCTTTTGATAGCACCAACAACTGGAGCTGAAACAGTTGCAAGTAACTTAGTGATAGGTAAATAATTAATAAATAGGTGACTATATAAGTAAGAACAAATAAATAATAAGTTAACAATTAAATTAAATTAAAAAAAATGGCAGAACAAGAAACAGTAGCTAAAATTAGCGAAAAACAATTAGAAGACATTAGAAAAATCACAGGAGATTTAAATCAAATCTTAAACCAAATCGGTTATTTAGAAATACAAAAATTTGGTCTTAAAACACAATTTGCAAAAATGAGTGAAGACAGTGAAAAGTTTAAAAAAGAACTTGAGGAGGAATTTGGACCTATAAATATCGATCTTGCCACTGGAGAATACACTATTGTAGAACAAAAAGAAGAAGAGGTTAAGTCTTAATAAGTGCAATCAGTTATAAGAAAGATTAGCATTGGCTCTGATTATAAAAATGATGCTATGCATTATTCTGTAGGCCAACCGGTTTATGGAGGACATGAAATAGCATATATTTTATTGGATGAAGACGATAAATCTTATAATATCTATATTAAAAAAAACAACGAAGTATTGCCATGGAAAAAGTTTAATCCTAACATGGCAGTATCCGTTGAATATGATTTAGAATATTAATGAAAGGCATTTATAATTTTCTTATAGAACCAATAGGAAAAATTTATGATAATTCAATTAAAGTTGACAACAAAGAACTTGTGTTGAATACTCGTATAGAAAAATTTAAGTTTGTAAATAATAAAGCAAAAGTTGTTTCTATACCTTTAGCTTTTAAAACGCCTATAAAAGTAGGTGATGAAATAATTGTTCATCATAATATTTTTAGAAGGTATTATGATTTAAAAGGAAAAGAAAAAAATAGTAGTAAGTTTTTTAAAGATAATTTATATTTTTGTCAAATAGATCAAATTTATTTATACAAAAGAAATAATGAATGGAAGTCTTTTAACGACCGTTGTTTTGTTATGCCTTTAAAAAATAATAATGAATTAGAGCTTGAAGAAGAACAAAAGCTTGTTGGTATACTAAAATATGGTAATAGTTCATTAGATGCGCTAAGAATAACCGAGGGAGATATGGTTGGCTTTACACCCAACAGTGAGTTTGAATTTATCGTTAATAACGATAGATTATATTGTATGAAATCAAATGATATTGTTATAAAGTATGAACAGCAAAAAAACCAAACTGAATATAATCCAAGCTGGGCAAAAAGCAGTTGAAGAATTAATTAAGGTAGCTAAAGAACCTATTGTAGATTCAGGTGATGATATATCTGCGGATCGTTTAAAAAACGCAGCAGCAACAAAAAAATTAGCTATATTTGACGCTTTTGAAATACTTAATCGTATTGAAGAAGAGAAAAATATAATAGAAGACAAACCATTAAACAGCAAAGAAAAAGCTTTTCAAGGATTTGCTGAAGGAAGATCTAAGTAATGTATAATCAAACTTTATCTAAGGTTTTAACTAATGAAATAAAACCTCACATACTTGATAGAAAGAATAAAAAAAAGCAATGGGTATATGGCTATAACAAAGAACATGATATTATTGTTATTAGTAAAACAGGTAGAATTAGTGAGGTAATTGAAATTCAAAACCTAAAAATAGGCTTACCGTTGCTAGAAGAAAAATTAGACAAAACTTACAAACAATGGAATCGTGAAGAACTTCCAAAAGAATTAAGTAAAATAAAAAGTGTTTTTGAATGGAATAACTATCAACAACATTTTAAAGATAAATGGTACGATTATATAGATGGAGAGTTTAAAAAAAGAGATGAAGGTCACTGGTTTTATAATAAAGATAAGCCTATTTATATTACTGGTTCTCATTACATGTACTTGCAGTGGTCCAAGATTGATGTTGGGGCACCAGATTTTAGAGAGTCAAACAGATTATTCTTTATATTCTGGGAAGCTTGCAAGGCCGACACAAGATGTTATGGTATTTGCTACCTCAAAAACAGACGGTCTGGTTTTTCATTCATGGCGTCAGGAGAACTTGTTAATCAAGCAACAATATCCAGTGATGCAAGATACGGTATCTTGTCTAAATCAGGATCTGATGCTAAAAAAATGTTTACCGACAAGGTTGTCCCTATTTCCGTTAACTATCCATTCTTTTTCAAACCTATACAAGACGGTATGGACCGTCCAAAAACAGAGCTTGCATACAGAGTTCCTGCATCAAAACTAACAAGAAAAAAGCTTGACTTAGGTCACTCTGTAGAAGAGCTTGAAGGTCTTGATACAACTATTGACTGGAAAAACACAGGTGATAACTCTTATGATGGTGAAAAATTAAAAATTTTAGCTCATGATGAGTCTGGAAAATGGGAAAGACCAGATAATATATTAAACAACTGGAGAGTTACTAAAACAACATTACGATTAGGTTCTAGAATTGTAGGTAAATGCATGATGGGTTCAACATCAAATGCTTTAGACAAAGGCGGTGCTAATTTTAAAAAATTATATGATAGCTCAAACGTTACAAAAAGAAACCGCAATGGACAGACTAGCTCGGGATTATATAGTTTGTTCATACCTATGGAATGGAACTACGAAGGATTCATCGATTCTTACGGCATACCTGTATTTGAAACACCCAAAAAGCCTGTCAAAAGCGTTGACGGTTTAGACATTGAGATAGGTGTAATAAGTCATTGGGAAAATGAAGTAGAAGGTTTAAAAGATGATCAAGATAGTTTAAATGAGTATTATCGTCAATTTCCACGTACAGAAAAACATGCGTTTAGAGACGAAACAAAACAATCTTTATTTAATCTAACTAAGATTTACGATCAAATAGATCATAACGAAGATTTTGAAAATTCAAAATTAATCACTAAAGGAAGTTTTAGCTGGAGAAATGGTATTAAAGATACTGCTGTAGAATTTCATCCTAATAACAGTGGCAGATTTTTAATCACATGGGTTCCACAAATTGGTTCACAAAATAGAATTATAATTAAAAACGGTATAAAGTATCCAGCCAATGAACACATGGGAGCTTTTGGTTGTGATCCTTATGATATTTCAGGAACAGTAGA